GATAAAACTAAATTTAAGAAGTAGAATAAGAAAGACTATTATTAATAAGACAGGAAAAACAACAGACATATTAGGATGTGGTTACGATGAAGTCAGAGATTATATTAGTAATAAATTTAAAGAAGGAATGAGTTGGGATAATTATGGAGAATGGCATATAGATCATATTAAACCATTAGCTCTGGCTAATACAGAAAAAGAAACATACGAGTTATGTCATTATACTAACCTACAGCCATTATGGGCTATTGAAAACTTACAAAAAGGATGGAAAAATTTAAATTAAACTATAAAAACAAAACAATATGAAAAAACTAGCAATAATAGGAGGTCTTAGTTTAATGACCGCAGGAAGTACATATATGATGTGGCATCCACACGCACCACAATTTGATTTAAACCCAAACACTTTAGCCATAGCAACAGGAGGTTTTTTTGTTGCAGTAGGACTTACGTACAGATTTTAAAAAAATATTATGAGTAAAAAATTTGAAACAAAAGAAGACTTGGAAAGACAACGCAAAGCGATTAGTCTGTTCTGTGAAAAGTTTGTAGCTAGTTATGAGGAACTTGATGAATGGGACATAGATTATTTAGTTACTAAAGATGAAAAAAAATGTTACGTTGAAGTTAAAGGCAGAAAAAGAAACATAAAAAACGCTTTTCCTTTACCGGTGGCTGCTAGAAAAATGGTTAAACTTTGTGATAAAAAAGTACCTGCAATTATTATATGGGCCTGTTATGACGGATTAATATATGCAAATATAAAAGACTTAGAATCTACAGGAAAAATTAGTGGAAGACTTAAAGAAAGAGAGGGTTCGTATAATGATACAGAATATATGTTATATTTTGATGATCAAGATTCTTTTTTTACCATAAATAACTAAATTGTATCTTTGTTATGAATGACAGAGCAGCAGATACAATCTAAAAGAATAAAGCAGTTGGAAGAAGAAGGATATTATGTTCTTAAATTAATTAAGACCAATAAGAATGGAATACCTGATATTTTAGCAATACCAAAAAATGTTAAAGTATTATTTAGTGAAGTAAAAACACCAAAAGGGAAGGTATCTAAATTACAGGAATATAGGTTAAAAGAATTAGATAAATATGGATTTAGAACTGAAGTATATAGAGGATAAATTATCTTATGAAATTGATGAGTGGTTTTTTTCTCAATTAGAATTATTTTCTATACCTGATGCTACAGTTATTATAGGTCAAATACTTTCTATTTTAGATGAACTTCCTGAAAAAGATGAGTGGTCACAAGAAGTTGCAGGGGTAGTGCACAAGGAAAGTCCTGTGTTTTTTGTAATTGAATATTTAAAAGAAACAGTAAGCATACCAATATTAATAGACATCAACGAAATAGAAGTTGATGAATATTTAGATTTTATATCAAGTCAAAAATCAATCAAATACTATTATAATGAAAGAAGAAATAAATATCCTAATGAGAAAACACGAGGAGTTCAGTTATTTGAAAACAATAATTAGAGACTTACTAGGTGTAGATGTTTTAGAAGATAAATCTAGAGTTCAACAAGTTGTAAATGCCAAAATGATATACGCATATATTCTTAAGGAAAAAGGATATGGATGTAGTGTTATAGCTAAATCAATGGGAATGAACCACGCAACAGTTTTACACTACTTCAAAACAATTCCTTGGTATTTAAAAAGTGACATTCACCTCAAGAAAAACTACGACAGAATAAAAAAAGAGTACTATAATGAAACTGACCCTGTATCTTTGTTATCAGAAAATGAACTAAAAACAGACATAATTTCTTTGAAAATTGAAAATAAAAACTTATCTTCGGAAATAAAAAGATTAAATTCTGTTATTTCTAGCTTGACTAAAAACAAAGAAAAGCTACAAGATTTGTTCAAATGTGTAGAAAATAGGACAAGAAAAGGAACAGAACAACAGTTGTTATATAAATTAAATAGGTTTTACAATGGTGTTTACGACAAGTGATATTGACAAAGTTCTCTCTTATAAAACTTGGAACACTAAAAAGAAAGTTGACGAACTTCTTAGAATGGACTGCTCAATGTACTGTAACTTAGGAAGTGATTCTTCTAAAAGTGACAAAGGAGAAGTGAGAGTTTCTTCAAGAAAAATCTATTTAGGAATTAAAAGTATAGATGAGTCCACAGGAACTTTGTTTTTACAAACAATGGACTCTAATAAAAATAAAACCTAATATGCCATTAGATCCGTCTGCTTATGATAAAGAACGCATAGCACACATCAATCACTTGATGGACACAATAAACGACTCTACTTCCGAAATATATGAATTACTTATTGATCGTGAATTTAATTCACTAAAAAAAGAAATAAAAAATTTAATGTCAATTCTAAAAGACATTTCAACTTCTGTAGAAGATGATATATGATGGAAAAATATTTTTAGAAAAAGACTTATTTTCTCTTTTAAAAAAGAACTTTATTCCTGATTTACAAAGAACAAAAAAAACAAATGCTTCTTATGACTGTTATTCTACTAAATTTAATTTAGACATTGAATTAAAATGCAGACGAACTCATTATGACGATTTAATTATAGAAAAATCTAAATACAAATCTTTAATGAATAGGTCTTTAGATTTGAAAACCATACCTGTATATATAAATTCTACACCTAAAGGAATATGGGCATTTTACATTGCTGAAATTAGAATGACTTGGATTAAAAAAAACTTACCAAAACAAACAGACTTTTCTAAAAAATACCACATTGAAAAAGATATTAGTTATATAAATATAAAAGAAGGAATAGATTTAGTTGCTCTTTTTCCTTGACTTGTTAGGACTTAAGCTTTCAGGTATGTATCCTTTCTTATAAGACTTACTCCAATCTTCAGCTATTTCAGGCTTATTAGCATACATCCATCTTTTTTGTTTTTCACTTTTAAAAGGCATATATAAATATTTTAGTTTCCAAATTTTGATGAACCAAAAGTGTCTTTCCCTGCTTTTTTAGTTTTTCTTCCCTTACCAAAAGAACCACCGCCACCAAAAGAATCACCGCTACCAAATCCTGATGACCCACCGTAATAATTATTTTCTCTATCTTTAAGCCTTTTTTTTAGTTCATATTCTCTTCTTTTCTCTTCTTTTAACTGTTGTTCTGACTCATAGTCAGGAGAGTTTGGACCAAAAGTATCATACCATAAACGGTAGTTGTACCTTTTCATATCACTTCTTGAATTATAAATACCAAGCTTTTCTTTTTCTCTTTTCTTTTTATCCTTTAAATCGTTAGAAGCTTTATTCATTTCAGAATAAATATCTCTTAAAACTAATCTCCTTACATCTCGGTACATTGGAATTAAGCCTGTGTTTCCTAAAATCTCAAGTGGAAGTCTATACATAAGTTCTGCTTCCTCTAAAGCCTTTCCTTGCGGAGTTTTTTTAGGAGCTGAAGTAGCTTTTTTAACTGCAAAGTCTAAAGTTTTAATTGCAGGGCCAAAAGCTGCAGCCATATTAGTTGCTATTTCACCTATACTTGTTCCTCTACCATCTTTATTGTTAGGTATTATTTGATAAGATAATCCATCTTTGTAAACATCATATTCCCCATCCCTAAGAGGCCCACCATATTCTCTGTTTAAAGGCTCTATTATGCCTGCATTCATTATCCCTTTAGTAATGTTACCAAAGTCTCTTCCTAAAACCAAGCTTGTTACAGAAGAAGCAATTGCTTGACCTAGTTGTTTTTCCAAATCTTTAGGCTCTTCTTCTTCTCCTGCTATTGACGCTAACATTTCACCAAGAATATTAGCCATCATAGTATACATAATCATACGAGTAGCTGAACCGGCCATCAAGGCTGCTCCTTTTGTTTTAGTTAGGCTTCCCATACCTACTGCATTAACAATTCCTGTTCGAGCAGTAATGTATTCATATATAAGAAAGGTAGTCATAAAGCCATTAAATGCGTTTATAGCAGTTTTAATACCACTATCATTTGCTTTTTTAGTACCTTTTAATATCCCCATAAAAGGATTAGAATTACCACCTGTCATTACTGCATTTTGATCAGCTAATTCTGTTGCAGTTTTTAATGCTTCTTTATTTTCCTTCATATAAACTTCATCATTAGCCGCTATTTTTTCCATATCAGGATCTACACCTGTAATAGCTTTAAATTCTGATTTAAAAGTACCAAACCACATCGGCCTCATTACCACCTTGTCAGGAGTAGATATTAACCCATCTGCAACCGTAGCTACAGCACCTTGATATTTAGCTCCTGTCCTATTCCATATTTGAGCTATTTTATTTGATATTTTTCCCTTAGACTTAGATGTTTTTGGATTAGAAGATTGATTTATAATATTTGCATCAATCATTCTCCCTGACATATCTTGATTAGAATACAAACGAGTGACAAGTTTACTTCCAAGATTTTTCATAGATAAAGGAGCTGAGTCACTATTTAAAAATTTCATTCCTATTTTAGCTCCTGTAACAAAAGAAATAGGAGCTGTCATTATAGCAAAAAAAGTATTGGAAGTTAATTCTGCAACAAACCTTGTTCCACTTGCGAGTATAGCACGATAGCCATTTTTCTGTAACCAAATTAAAGCGTCTTCCCCTAAAGTTGTTTGTTGATAAGCATTAGTTAATAAGTTCTCAACCACTTCTTCATTAGCCTGCTTAATAGCGTTAAACTTTTCTCTTAAGTCAGAGTCCATTCTTGCTTTATCTCCTTTTAAAAATTTTTCAGCTTCATTTATTGTTCTTCTTGCAGTTTTAATTGGCTCTGTCATATGAAAATCTAGAAGTACTCCTTTTGATCCTCTTGATGCGGAAGCATATACATTAAAGTTTAAAGGAGAAACAGATCCTGTTCTTTTTATTAAAGACTTAGCTTTTGTAGATGGTTTTAATCCTTTATTAAATTGCTCAATATAAGATTGTCCACTCGCTACTCCTAATGAGTTTTCTATGTTTGCACCTTTTTGAGCTTCACTTAATACATTTAAATGAACATAGTTGTTTCTAAGAGTAACATTATCTCCTCTTATAATTGAAGAAGTGTATTCTGCTGTTTCAGCTAAACTTAAATTAACTTCTTGAATGGTTTCAATAGATTCTTTTTCCGCTTTATTAAAACTATTATAAAGTTTTTCATTATCAATTTCTCCCGTTTCTTTATTTTTAAATTTTTCTAAAATTTCTGCTAACATTATTGCGTCATCATCGGTATAACTAGTTTCTCCCGTGTCAATTGATTCAATTGTTTTTTTAATATAAGCAGCCGCTTGATTTTTAGTTTCAGGATTATTTAAATTTGAATCGTGTTCAAGCTGAATCATATAAACCATTTGCTTAAAACTAGACCTTAAAGTTTTATTTGAATTGCTTTTAAAAGATTTAGAAACTTTTTGTTCAGCTTTCTCAAGTTTTCCTAATATCTTTTTGTACTCATAAGTAAATGCTTCTTGTGCTTTAGCAGAACTATTAAATACAGAATTAAAAATATTTTTTGTTTTTGAATCACCAAAAATCTGATCTACATAATAAAGAGGGTTTCTTCTAATAGCTTCTAGTACAGCTCCTCTTTTAGTTATTTTACTTTTTAATCTAGAATATAATTTAGATATAGGAAGTATTTTACCCTTCTCAATTGATTTTCCCAAAATCGCCCCTTGAAGAACTGCTTCCATTTTTGAGTTCATAGTAACAACTAAAGAAGGTAGAAATCCGTTGTTAATATTATTAATTAACTTTAAAACTTGTTTTAATTCCTGAGTGCTTAACCCATTTAACGCATCTATATCATTGATTAATGAGTTAAATTTATCAGCAGCAGCTCTTTCTAGCCTAGAAGGTAAAGATGAGATTTGTAAAGCTTTTGTTTCATTAATTTGCTCTATTACACTTTGTTTTTCTAATTCTAATTCAGCTTTTGTTTTTTCTTTTACAGGTTTAGATGGTGATATTTCTGATTTATATTTTTTCATTATCTCAACTTCATCAGCATCAACCTCTCCATCTTTTAACATTTGTTTCAAAGTGGCTGCATAATCAACATCACCTTTATCATTTAAAATTTTGTTTTCGTATAAATTAAATACATCACTTAATCTAGGGATTTCTGAAATCTCTAAATCAATTGCGTCTAATATTTTTTTAGTTGTTTTTTCAACTTCAGCAATGTCTGAAGGAGACAAAACAGATGATCTTTCTCCAAATACATTAATTAGATTCAAGTAATCTTGGAATACTGACTGAGGAATTGAGGCAGGATTTTTTATAGAAAAAATTTTATTTAAGTTAGGAGAAACCGATTTTGCAATACCGATTTTTGTTCTAATATTTTTTAATGCAGTTGGTCTTTTTTTTCTAGCAATTGAAACTTCTTCTGCAAAGTTTGCGTTTTCAAAAACTCTGCTCATATAGTCAACAAAACTATCAACAGAAGCATCATTTAACATATTAACTTTAGTAAATCTTTTTATAATAGCAGCAGCTTGTTTAGTAGTTATTTTTCCTTTTTCAACCATCTGAGAAACTTCTTCTGCTAATATTTTGCTTGCATTAACAAATGATTTTATAGCATCCTTTGCTCCTCTATTTAAAGATTTTATTTGTGAGGCAATTGCTTGTTTTTCAGTTAAAGTAATTTTAGATGGTTCTTTAACATCTAGTCCTAAACTTTTCTCTGCTTTTTTAATTGCAGCTTTAGGGGTTGGAGCTTTCTTTTCTTTTATACCTATTGACTCCCTAACCTTTCTAACCATAGCTTCTCTCTGAATGTCACTAGAGTTTTCGTATACTTTTGTTTTTTGCAAATAGTCTATTGCAGCTTTTTCAATTTCTTTTGGATTAGTACTTTCTTTTGTGTTTCTTGACTTTTTCTTTTTAACTATGTTTTTAATTTTGTCCATCACCCTTTCAAAACCACTAATGTTTTCGATTGGTTGTATTTCAACTTCAACTTCTGAAACCACTTCAACAGAACTTGTTTCACCTTTAGCTAATTGTTCAGCTATATTTTTAAATGTTTCACTTCCGTACTTATTAAATTTAGGGTTGTTAGCATTACTCAATGGTTTTGTTGGTGTAAATGTCTTGCCTGTTTCAGGATTAAAAGCACCCTTAATAAATCCACCGTTTTTAGCAAATCCCAACATAGGAACCCATTGTCCTTTAGAGTCAGCACCTGTTCCTCGACCCGTAGAATTATACATTAAAAACTTATCGCCATTATTAGTTTTTATTTCTAAAATTTGTCTTCCATCTACTACACCTAAATCTCTGTTTATTTCCCAAGTAATATTTTCAGAATCTAATTTTTGTCCTAAATTAATTACTTTATTAACTTCATTTGGCAAGTTATCAAAGTCATTTAAAGAATTAACAGGAGTAGTGAACTCTCCAAAGACTTCTAAGTTATCATTAATGCTTTCGTATATTTTAGGAGATGCATCCTCGGTTTCTTCAACCATACCCAACTCCTTTTTTTGTTCTGTAGTTAATCTTTCCTTTATCTTAGGATTCATAACATCTTCCATTCCAATTACTTCTACATCTCCAACTATATTTCCAAAAGAACCTTTTACAAAATCTTCATTATTTACGCTGTTACTAGAAGGTATGTTTTGACTACCTGCATTATCTCCATCTACTTTTTGAACTACACTTCTGCTTCCATCTTTATTGGTAGTAACCTCTACAGTTTTAACTCCTTCTCCTTCTTCAGTTTCAATAGTAAACACCTCTTTACCTGTAGGTATCTGTGAGTCTTTGACTGTTTTAGGTTTTTCTTGTTCCGAAATTCCTAATTCTTGTTTTTGCTTGGTAGTTAATTTTTCCTTCATTTTAGGATTCATAACATCTTCCATTGCTAATACTTCAGATTCACCAACTATATTATCATAAGCACTTTCTACATATCCTTTAGTCTCAAGAGTGTTGTCTTTTGAAAGAGTTTCGCTACCTGCTACTGTTCCATCTAACTTTTGAACTATTTTTCTGCTTCCATCCTTGTTAGTGGTTACTTCTACAGTTCTAACCCCTTCTCCTTCTTCAGTTTCTAATGTATATATTTCCTTACCCGTTGGTATTTGTGAATCTTTATATCTTTCTGTTTCTTCAATAACAGCTTCTGTCTCCTCAACAGCTTCTGCTTCTAATTGATTTTCTTGAAGATTCTTTATTTGAGATTTTAAATCTGCAATTTTGTTTTTACCCGTAACAGTTCCTAAAACTCTCCCCTCTAATTCTTGTACTTGTCTTTCTAAAGTTACAATTGCATCTACAGTTGGGCCATTAAGATCAGGATTAGCTGCCATTACTGACTGTTTAGTTCTTCCTTCTAATATTTTATTATGAAGCTTTTCTTTTCTTCCTTCAAAATCATTGTCTATTTCAATTTTTAAATTTGGAGCAGTTAATTGCTCATAGGTCATTCCATCAATAAGTGCATCTATTTCTTCTACTGTAGCTTTCTTGCCATTAACTTTGTATTTTGGGTTTTGATACCTTACTGCTATTAAATCTTTTACAGATCCCGGAGCTTCTGCAATACCTTCTAATAATATTTCGCCTGTGTCATACTCTTGCCCTTGGTCTCCATATAAATTAGTTGCTGTAATACCTGCGGTTTCACCTATTGAACCCCCTACCGACTCTACTAATGCTGCTGAACCAATCGCTTTTCTTTTTAAAGCTTTAGCTGCAGCCTTAGACCCTACACTCCCTGCTTTTGTTAAAAAAGGTTTTGCAATTTTACCACCTAATCTACCTGTTAACGCATCTATTGTACCGATTGCTAATCCTCTTGCAACTGCATCAAACCTTAATTCTTTAACAACCTCTTCGTTTTGTAGTAAATTTTGAACATTTTTTGCAGTTAACTCTTCCCCCTTTTCTTCAAGCCTTGCTTGTAATAACTCTCCATAAGTTAATCCTGTTTCTAATACCGTACTACCTGCTGCAAAAGCATATGGTATACTAGCTGCTGCTCCTGCAAGTGCACCTGCTGCTCCACCCACAGGACCACCTACCGAACCTGTGGTTGCACCTAATGTTGCACCTGTTCCAATTGTCGCTGCTGCTGCTGCTGCTGAGCCTTTGTTCCCTGCCATACCTGCAAATGAACTTACCATAATTTCAGGAATTATACCGGGGTTAAGCACAATTCCTTTTACAAATCCCCATACACTATTCCCGTCTGCTTTTTCTTCATTATAAATTTTTTGATAATTTTGCATTTCTTGAGAAGGACCTAATCTTAAAGCGTTTTCGTTTTTAGAAATAAACTCTTGAATGTCTTCTAATGATGCATTAGTTCCACCCAAAAGTAAATCGTTACCACTCTCTGCAATTTGACCATTTTCAAAACCGGCTTGAGCTGCACGACCCATATCGTCAATTAAATCTCCAAGACCTGCATCTGTTCCAAAGTCAATTGCATTTAAAAAAGCTCCGAAATTACCTTTAAAAAAGTTTTCTTCTTTAAGTAATCCTTTATTTGAACCGGGAGACGGTGAAGTTGTAACACCTGATGTGCCACTTGAAAAACTTGATATTGAACCCGGAGAATCTTTTTTTTTTAATTGTCCTTCGTCTAGTACTTGATTAAACACATCAACACCAAATTCATTAATTAAATCACCTTCAGAGAATACCTCACCTGAAGGAGTCTCGTAAAAACTTCCACCATTAAAATTTATTTCAGGAGTTTCTTCTTCAACAAATTCTTTAAGTTGCCCCTCATTTACAAGTTGGTCAAACAATTCATCACCATACTCCTCTAGTAATTCTGATTCACTAACTTTAGAACCATTTGGTGTTACATAAAAAATTTCATCCATAGTAATTATTTATTAAGGGCAAGGCACTTTTAGCAAGGCACTTTTAATTTTGTTTTAAGATTTTCTTTCTTTCCGCCAACACAAGGGCCATAATCCCCTTTACCGCCTGTAAACTTCTCGTTTTGTGCTAGTTTATCTACTTGCTTAGTTTGCTTTAATACATAAGTCAACCACTTCTCAAATCGTTGTTCTTCTTCTAGTGCACTAGAATTTAAATTAATATCTGAATCTAAATTAAACTCCGCAGGATATTCTGCATTACCTTTCCAACCATCTATAGTTACAAGGGTATTATCCGTTGTTCCAACTCCTGTCGCTTCCGCTTTTAGACCATACTCACTATATCTATCATTTAAAACTTGAGCTACTTTTGTATCACTTTGGTCTAAGAATGGCTCTGTGCCTGTCAGAGTCTTAACCTTAGGGAATCCTTCTTTAATAAATGAACTTATTTCATTATCAAATCTAGAGTCATTACCTTGTCTGTTTGCTCCTACCCCGGTAAAGTCAAGGTTGAGAGCTAAACTATTTCCGTCTTTATCTTTTTTGAAATTCCCTGCTTCCAATGCTTTTTGAGGATCATCAAGTTCTACAATTTCATTACCTATTATTGCCCAATCTAAATCACTAATGTCTTCAGTAAATTCAATTGTTCTGTTTTTCTTAGGGTCAACATATTCAAATGAAATAGATAGTCCATCCGATGATGGGTTAACACCTACCAATCCTGCATTTTTAGCTGCCTGAGTACCAATTAAAGATTCAAAAGATGCAACTCTTTCTGCAGCCGATTGGCCTTTAATTGAGTTCCAAGTTCTTTGAACATTTTCTTTAGCCTTATCATCTTTATCTTGTCTTCTAACATCTGCAGGTGCATATTGTTTATCCTTTGGTGTCTTAAACACTTCTTTAACCTCAACTTCTTCTGTATAATCTACACCTATATCTATTTGTGCTCTAAGAACTTCTTCAGAAACCCTTTTTTGTTCATCGGTTAGCAAAGGAACTATACGACCTGCCTTGTTTTCAAAAAGAATCATATTAGGATCTGTTTTAGCTTTAGCAATATTTGCAGGTGTATTCATTGCTTCATAATATTCTTCGCCTGTTGCAGGGTTTGTATTTTTAAAATCTAAAAGTACAGATGATCCTGCTAAAGTATTACCTTCAAGTTGACTTTGTATATAATTATTTTGTGATTCTTGAAATAATGTAATAGAAGTAAAATCCGCTAAAGTAATTGGTTTTTCTCCGGCTGCTTTTCTAGCTGCATTAACACTATCTAACTGAGCTTGTTTGTCAGCAGCACTCATACCTTCCCATTTTCCACCCGATTTGCTCCTTACATCTGATATGGTTTTAAAAATACCTTTTTTATAGGTACTTCCTAAATTTTGCATTACTACTTTTTGTTCTCCAACCATTTCGTTATATTCTTCGGAAGCAGCCATAACATCAAACTTAGTTATCTTCTGTTTGATTCTATTTTCTAAAACTTGAACAGACTCTATATTGTCCGGATCAGGAATTAAAGGTCCGTTAGGATTGCTAGGATCAGCAGGAATCATCTTTGCCATTGAAACAATACCGGTTAAGGGATTAATTACCATTGAAGATTGACCGGCTCCTTTTCCAAAGTTTCCAAATCCTTCAACAGTTTCCATTAACCAATTCTGCGTACTTGAAGCTTGTTCTCCCGGAGGTAAACCTGAATTGTTCATAGCCATTTTCGTTTCCCATTCAGCATTGTAATTCTCTAATAAACTAAATGCTTGGTCAGTCCCATCTACAAGGTTTTGATTCATAAGAGTATACTGTTTTACACTCATTTGGCCGGATTTTAATAGTCCGGTCATTATAAGTTTTTGCTCCGTTAATTTATTTGCACCATCTATTGCAAATGTATTTAAATCTGAATTTCCACCTTGAGGTACGTCATTTAATCTTGCTGTGTATTCCCTAGAAGCAGAATCAATTGCTGTTCTAGTTTCTTCTCTTACTCTATTTTCCTCTTTTAATACATTGGTTAAGTTGTTACCAACTTCATTCCAATCTATTTGAGTATTAGCTGTGTCTCTTGCAACTCTTTTATACGCAGTAGCCATATATCTATTTATTTATATTATCTTTTTTATCTTCTATTACCTATTAAAACCATACTGTTGTTGCAGATCAAATTGATTTGCAAACTCAGTAGTCCCAAATGTTGATTTAGATTGAGCCGGTGACATACTTTTTGAGTATTGTCTAAATTGCCTATTGTTTAATGCACCGGCTTGATTAGGAGTCAAATAACTAGCACCCCCTGATGCGTTAAAGTCGGCTTTAGCTGTAGGACTTAATTCAGTCATACCCCCAACTGCAGCTTTTGTATTAGAAGTTTTTTGAGAATAAGCTCCTCCTAATGAAACAGCACCTCCTACAGCACTAACTGTAGATTGTATCCCTGCTTGTTTAGCAGCTTCAGAGGCGGCTTGTGCTTCTGCTGCTTTTTGTTGATTACCCGCTACTTCTTCTAAATCTAAAGAAACATTTAAATCTCTAAGCCTAGAATCTTCTTCAAGAATAGCACCTTCAATGTTTGTAAGTTCGTCTCCCATAGCAGTTCTAACACCTGCTTGCCCTGCTTGTTGTGCAGCAAGAATTCTACCTGCGGTAGCTGCTCCACCTCTTTCGCTTTCAACACCCGCTTCTAAAGCTTGAGCACCTGCTGCTAAATTTGCTTCGCTTTCAAGCTCATAACCCTCTTTTTTAATAGACATTTCTTCAGCAAAATTTACTTCTAATCTACCTCTAGCTGCTGCCATTGCTGCATCTGCCTCTCGTTCAGCTTTTGCTTGAAGTTTTTTTTGTTTTGATGCTTGAGCAAAACTCATTGCTGCACTTCCTAATCCTATTACTACTCCGGCTATTGCTGCTGACATAATTCTTTATTTTTTTTTATTACATATTCGGGAAGTTCTTTAAAATCCTCCGTGTACAATTCTTTTTCTGCTTCTTCAACTGTTTCTGCATCTGTTTTATAAACACAAACCCAAACACTATCTTCGTGTATATAAGCTATTCTTTGCGTTCCTATCTCTGTTTGCACTACCATAGGTGCTTTAATTCTATTAACCTCGCCTTTGTCATTTATAATTGACATTTCTCCACTCATATAAAAAGAAGGGTGATTAGTTTTATGAATAAAACTTAAAACCAACATTCCTTTAGGCATAAATATTTCTCTTGTATATATACCATCTTTTATATGATGCTTTAAAGGCATTGCACTTTCCATCTCTTTTGTGTGATGATGAATAGTTTCTTCAACTGAAAGCATTTGCTCTTTAAAGTTATTAATTCTTTCCCACAATAACCCTCTGTTTTGATTAATGTTTTCTAAAACAGTTTCCGGCTTATTATGTTTTTTTGTAAGAACACTCATATTAACACAAAGATACTAATTTTAAGGAAATGATTTCATCACATCTGCTAAAACCGCAAACAACTCAATTTTAGAAGTATTAGAATTTGTTAATTTAAAAACACCGTAATGTCCTAAAACACCGTGAGATTCAGCAACTGAATTTTTAATATAAAGTGTATACACCTCTTGAGATGGTATTGGTACTGCACCTGTGGTAGTATTGTCTATAGTTAATGTATTTGCTCCAAAAGATAAATTTTGATTTATATCACTTATTTGACCTGCTAAAATAGGGTTAGGATGCCCATAATAAACCATATCTCCTATGCTTACAATATTACCTATAAATAAAGTGGTAGGATAACTTAATATTTGAGTAGTTCCTGTTGTTACAACTGTGGTTGTATTGCCCAATCCATTCAAAGAACGTAATGCATAATTATCTAACAATGCAGGTGTGCTTCCTGAATTTCTAATATAACCAAAATATGAACCCTCTTTTTTTTCAAAAAATTCATTATTTATAAATCCTGTCGTTTGTTGATCACTTTCCAAAGTAACTCCCCAAGAGTCATCACCTTCTAAATTTATAGTTTTAAAAAGTTTATTTTCTAGAGGTTGATCATTAAATACAGAAGTTAAAGTTGAAGGGTAATCAATACCATAATAATTATTTCTTAACTCATTTGTGTTGTGTCTATACAAATTGCCGTTTCTAAAAGTATAAAAAAAGTTATTCATACCTATCATCCAATCAGGAGCATAAGAATAAAAAGAAGGGAATCCTTTAGAACCCGGATCATATGTTAATGTATAGTTTTGATTTGCTGCTGTTGCCATATTTTATTTTTTTAACAATGTGTAGTGTCACCACATTCTCTTATAATATCACTCATTAATACTGCATTTGTATTCACTCCACTACCAATACTTGTTATTGTTCCGCACTTAGTAACACCACTAGGTCCTGTTGTTGGATTAAGTGTTTGATACTGTACAGTATCTCCTACAATAAAACTTCCTTGAGTTAGTTCAGTCATAGTAAAAGTACCCCCACCATCACAATCGCTAATAGTTAATGTAACACAGTTTTGACCCGTTACATCCACAATTCCATCTACTACACCAACATAAGCACCTGTTGGTAATTTATAATATCCATCTGAAGCTTTAATAGCTCCATTTTGATCAACAAACAAATAGTCATATCTATTTACATTACCCGGAGTAGATGCTGTATTCACAGGTACGTGATATAACAAACCATCTAAAGTTGCAGAACAAACATTTTGTAGTGTTTTTGGTGTTGAATTTGTCAAAACGCTAGTAAGTGCTGTTGGACATTGTATGTCTATATCCCAACCTGTCGTAGGACAAGGAGCAAAAACACTAATATCAATTACATTTGGAGCTGCTTGAGTTTTTGGAATAACCATAACAGAATTTCCGGGAGCTCCGTTAGTAAGAACATTATTTCCTGCAGGAATAGTATAAGTAACAGTATTACCTGAACCTACAAAATTAGTACCATCAAATAAAAATTCATCTCCTGTAAAAGTACCTCCTGAAATTGAACAATCTCTAGAAATACCTCCAATAACAGTAGGAGATGTACCAACAGTCCCTTGTAATTTTCCAAAGTTAGGTGAACTAAGTTTGTTGTAATTTACACCACCAAATGTTGCTAATAATCCGTCAGGAATTAATCCTACATAAAATGTAATAATAATAGCACCAATATCTGTTGCTGTTCCACCAACATCTATATTAAGCTTATATACTCCGGCTGTACCTGTAGCGGCTATTACACCTCCGCAGGGAGTAGCACAACTTACACAAGCTGTTTGAGGTAATAATGAACAAGAAACTAATTCTCTAGAATTTACACCATCAGAATAAAAACCATCTGCAGCACAAATTGTTAAAGCTGCATCCGAAAATATTGAAGTTGAGTTAGCTAATGATGTTCCGTCTAAATAATAAGTTGCCATAATTTAATTTTTATATATTACAATTAGTTTCGTCTCCACAATTAAATGTTGCTCCTGTGCTATATAATGTTGCAGATGGAGTCTGTGGATAACCCCCACTATCTAAAGTAATAATTGTCCCACAAAATATTGTTCCTCCTGCAGTCATTTGATATTGAACAACATCAAAAAGAGAATAAACACTAAAAGTATCTGTAACTTTTCTAAAATTACCTGTAACACAGTCTGACAATATCCAAACAGGAGCCGCAGGTTCTATTCCTTCACAACCACAACAAGCGTCATTAATAGTGGCTCCAAAACACAAATCAACAGCAGTACTATCTCTAAAATCCCAAAGTAAATATAAATTGCTACCTACAGACGGCATAATAAAATCAGCACTAAAAGCAGTATTTCCTTGTGAGGGAACATTAATTGGTGTAGCTACAGCACTTGCTGCTATTAAAGATAAAATATCAGAAGAATTGTTAGCATAATTAGTATCTGTTCTTAAATATTTAAATTTATCTGAACTTACAGAAAAATTATAATCATCAGTTCCTATTTTATTAGACAACATTGTTACAGTAGATCCGTTAGTTGGTATAACTCCTCCACCTTGCGGTCCTGTTATAGTGTCAAACAATGAAACAATAGGGAAAGCTCCTGTGTTAAAAACAACTGATTCTGTGTGTAGTGGCGATACAAAAACTCCATCTGCCCATCTATATTCGTCTGTAGTTTGTAATCCTGTGTCAACAGTACTTGAAACGTGAATTAAATATATATTTATAGTTTCTGCTGAAGGACATTTGACTGTAAGAGTTATAGTAGCAGACCCAAAAGAAGTAGCTTGAATAGATACTTCATTATCTAAAACAGTACTTTTGTTGAAAGTTAGTGTGCCTCCGGTATTAACATCACCTGTAGTATTAGTTGTTCCTTTGTATGTTGCATCTATTCTAAATGTACTCACTAAGCTTGAAGCTTCAACGCTATAATCAATATCAACAGGGCCAACAAATGCACCTAAATCATAACATACGTCAAACCCGTTTGAGGTTGTTATGTTTATGGTTTTTGTTAAACCACATTCTATACAGGGAGTTTTTAAAGGAATTGATCTTGAATTAGAAGACAATACGTATTCCTTCATATAAGGATCAAACCCTCCTAATTTTTGAGTTGTAAATGCATCTTGAAATAAATCTCTAAACCAACTTCTCATACCATATTCTGAAATAGGACTTAAGGAATCATTAGAATAGCTAGTTCCGCTTAACTGAATTACTGTCCCTCTTTTAGCGTCAGTAAAATATTTATGAGGACCATACTGTGAAAAACTTTCCGGATTTGCAGAAATTCCATATTCTTCTATTCTAGCAATTTGTGTTCCTAAAACTTCAGGAACTGATGTTAAAGAGTTTCCTGCACCTGCGTCAGAAAGTAAATTTTTACCTGCAAGAACATAAGATATTTTATCCTCTTGTAATACAAGTATATCCGTTTCTCTTGCTTGTAATTTCATAACAGGACCAAACTCTTGTTCTAAAGCTTTAAAATTTAATAATCCTGTGTTGAACTCATTTAACTTATTAATGTTTGACTCTGCATTATAAACACCACTATATGTTAAATCAGCAAATCTTCGTGTTTCAGCATATTCTTTAGAGTCTGTTGTAGTTGCTCTATTTCCTAAAACTAATGGTTTTCCAATTACAGAATCTTGAATTTTATAACTTTCAACACCATTTCCAAAAGCAAAACAATTAAAAAAATCTGTTTTAATAACTGCAGGTGTATTGGTAGAAAAAACTTGATTTTGTAAATCAGATTGATGTTGACCAATAGAATCAATAGCATATGATTCTGAAGATTCATACCATAAATCCGGCTCGGCATCTTGAGGTAAAGATTCAAAAACAATTAATCCTGATGCTCTTATTACTTGGATCTTAACCGCAAGTATTATATTTTTTCTAGCATTTGCTCCTTTTCCGTTACTAGGACCATATCCCTCACTACTTTGAAATCTTAAAAAAGTTCTTTGATTAGCAGTCCCTGCATTTTGTACTTCAAAACACGCAAACATTTGACTAAAATTACAACCTACAGGTAAACTATTGTTATTTGGTAAATAATTTAGACCTACATCAGGCTGACTTTCTGTAGCATTTGCTTCTAATGCTGCTGCAACATTATCTCCATCAAACCAATTTTTAAAGTTAGTATAATCTTGTGATGCAGTTAATGTCTGTTCTACTCTAAAAAATCTTTCAGGAACACTCTGAGCTCCTCTTCTAAAATTTTCAATATCTATAGTTATACGAGAACCTGCCGGTATTGTATAATCTACAAAATTTCCCGGAGTACTAGTATCGGGAGTATCAACGGGGTATCTTATAACCTTGCAACCATTACCTCTTTCACGGTATTCTCCGTAATCAACTACAGGTAAATCCCCTACTTCTGTAGAGAAATTGTTGGCTCTAATTTTCATATAAACTCCTGCAGGAACAGGTATTTCTGTACCTTGAGAATCAACAGGTTTAGGATTTAAAAAATCTTTAAACTCTGTTGATTTTGCTAAAACTGTTGTAAAAGTGCAAACATTTCTAGGTCCGGAAGTATCAACCTTTACAATCATTTCATCTCCCTCTTGTATTTTTTGAGAGTTCTGACCTTCTAGTAGAAAAAAATCATTTCCTGAACTAGCATCTCTAAAAAACAAATTAGCATAAATTGTGTTATAATCTTTTTTATCAGGCTTAATACAAAACTTGTATCTAGTTGCCCATTCAGGACCAACTTGAGTAGTAGGTATAGTTACGTTTAAAGTGTTTTGATTTTCAGATTCCGAACAAGCAATGTGAGCAGTATTGTTAGGACTCACTAAAGCAGTAGTCATTCGGTTAAACTCATCCATATAAATAATTCCTATTTCATAACCTCTATTACTGTGTAAGCTTGTTGGATTTCCAATTTCTTGAAAAGAAATATCATTTAAAGTAATTTTATAATATTCAAATACAGTAAATGTAATATTAGTAAGATCATCTACAAACTTCATTGCAGGTAATTGTAAAGACAAAACATTAGATGATGTGCTACTTATAATATTAATAGGTTGCCCGGCTGCACTAATACCACTTTCAAGCTTAAAAACAGGAGTTGTTCCTGACAACTCATTAGTAATATTACAATTAAAAAGGTCAGTATACGTAACTCCCAAACAAGAGTTTGCTACAGTTGAAATATTTGTGATATTTCCAATTTTTTCTACAAAATCTAAAGATGTTGCTAAATCAAAAACACTAGAAAAACTAGTGGGTAATATATAATTAAAATCAATATTTACAGAAGAAGTTGTTTCTGTAGGAAAAGGAGTATTTCCGGAAAAAGAATTGTGTTCAAACCTTAGTAAAATACCAAAAGAAGCTCCTTGTTTTAAATCAAGACCACTAAAATCAATATCTACTTGACTGTTTGGAATGTTTTGTGTTCCTGTATCAAAAGTATATGTGCTTGAAGATAAACTTGAGCTAACATCTTTACTCCCGATTTCTATATTTTCTTGATTTACAATGTATTCTAATTTAGTTGGAACTTTGTTTCTTTGTAAATCATAGTTTTCTAAATAATTTCCATAAGTAATTCTGTTACCCATCAAAGTTTGTGATTGTGCTAATCTTGGAACACCATCAAACAGTCTTAATATTTCTGAAGAAGGTAACACAGTAAATATTTTACTATTGTTAAAAGTGTATGTATATTCTGTATCATTAGCTAACCCATCTTTTAGCTTATCTAGTTTCTCTATAACTTTTATTACAGAACTATTCATATCTTTAAATAGTAAATCCACACTTTTAACTAAAGGTCCTCCTGAATTATAAATTATATTACATTGATTTGTACTGTTTACCATTCCTTCATTAAGGGCGGTTATATTACTGTATGTAAAACTTTTAGGTATAAATGAAGGTTCTGAAAATTGAGAAGTTGCAGAGTATTCTCCATCTTCATATCTATATCTATAAGCAAAACTTATAAATCTAGTTTCTAAAAAATTATCTTGAGTTGATGTTGAAATAGGAAATACTTTTGGAGAATTTATAGGTGGTTTTTTTATAACAAGTAAAGATTCTGCTGAAGTTAAATCTTCAGTAGCATTAGGATTAGGATAATTAGTAGTAACATTTATTTGTCTAGGAGGATTATAATCATCTGTAAAAAATAATAAATTTTCTACTTTATTAACTCCTGTTATTAAAAATTCAGGATCAAAATTTAATGTTGTTTTAGTTGCGGTAGAATCATTAGGATCTGCTATAGAAATAACGTGATATGTAATTATACTTTGTGTAGTATTAAAAGATACAATCATATCTAATTTTCCTGTAGGACTAGAAGAAAATGAGGAGTCGTGAACAAACCAATAAATAGTTTCTAAAGCTCCGTCTTCAAAAGCACCTATGCATTTTGCATTAGCACTTAATGAAATATTATTATATTTTAAAGTTGTTAACTGAGTATTTCCTTTAGAATTTTCAATTACACCAATTTCAGCTTGTTCAGTTGAACCCATACGAACATTAAGTGCATCAACGTATTCACCATTTGGTATAAGACGTTCATCCAAGGACTTGTTCATTTTTCCTGCGGTGAAATTTCTAATTATTTTTCCCATATTACTTTAACCACTTATCTCTACCCCTTAAGTTTTGTAAAAGTCTTCCGGGATGTATATTACTAATTCTAATTTTTGCGTTTCTTAAAAGTGCTGATTGACGCTTTCTAGTTCTACTAACTATATATTCTTGAACTCCCACCTTAGAACCTAATATAGCATACTCTATGTAAGCATACAAATAGTCTTCAAACATTTTATTTACTGAAACCAAACTGTCATCTCCGCTTTCCATACCATCAGAAACATATTCTAATACTACCAATCCACCTGACACACCTGAACTAAAATTAATAACTCCTCCTTTTTTATTTATACTAAAAGTAGGATTAGCATTAGCGGTTTCCGTGTTAAGACCATATCTTCCTTCAAGATTGTGTTGAAAATACCAAGTCCCATCTATATTCCATCCAAACTTTCCATTCATAGGAGAATTTGAGTTTAAATATATAGTTGGTGAACTTCCAAACATTCTTGACATATCTAAATCTGAAAATTCAGGCTTTAATGAGTTTCCATCTTGATCAAATAAAATTCTACATTCGTTATCTTGTAAGTAAGCACCACTCCAATTTGTTTGAATATTTTCTCCTAAAGGATATAATATACCATCTATCTCTTGTGATATTCTTACCCAATTAACAAAGTCAGGAGGTAATACAAATCTTAAAGTGTCACATACACTTAACTCTAATATTTTTATCTCTTTAAAAGCATCATAATTTAATTCTTGTATTGCTCTTTTAGCGTGAAATAAAACTTTATATCTTTCTTCGTTATTTACAAGACTATGGTTTCCTGCATACATTAACATAAAATTGTTAATTATATCTTCTAAAGATATATACTGATAAGAACCCCAATTTTTTTGGCTAGGGTTAAGTCCTCCATTTTCATAATATTGATAGTCTGTTATATATCCCATAATTATTTTTCTGATGCGTTACTAGCTGAATCTAAAGTTGTTGCGAATTGAACTGCTCCTGCCTCTCTAATAGACATCCCTGCATATTGTAAAATTTTATTTATCAAATTAACTTCATCATCGTTAGGTAGCTCAAAATCTTGATAATCTGCTGCACTTTGATTAAACGCAGGTTCTCCATTTACTAAATCCACATATGTCCATTTTGGAACTTTAGGAAATCTTATGTATTGACATTCTACTCCACCCATTTTATCTATAGTGTTTGGAAACAATGAAATAGTAGGTTCTTGTAAACTATAAGCAGGGAACATTAAAGTTGGTTTTGTTATAACAGAGTTATTTAACATAGTTATTTTACTGTTGCTAACTTTTTCTGCTTCTTTTATAGGACTAGGAGAGTATACAATATAGTTTTGATCATTACTTAAAAATCCAACATTATTAGGATTACCATCCACATCAACTAATGTAAGTTCAATTGTTTGAACTTGAGAAACAAAACCAACTAAATTAGAAGTTGTGTTTGCTACAATATCTCCTATACTAACACCTAGTGCTACAAAATCTTTTGTGGTGTCTATTAAAGATTGAATTTGTACTTGATTTGTAGTCCCACTAACTTCTTCTTTACTATATACTAATACTTTATTAAGTAAATAATAATCATCATTAGTAGTTACTAAGCTTGGAGTAAAAAATCTGTTTTGATAATTGTGAACTAAAAATTTTGTTTCAGAAAAAGTATCAATTACCTCTTCCAATCCTTTAGTAATATCCGCATATCCTGTACCGGACTGCCTTCCATTTTCTTTTAGTATTTGATAGTTATATGAGTAAAAATAATTTTCAAATAAATCTAACTGTGCTTGTTTAGCAAATAAGTTAAAATCAGATGGGGATATGTATCCGTAATTATTTTTATTCAGAACCGACATTACCGTTTGTCTAACTGAGTTAATCATCTATAATTCTTTTATACAAAGATAAACAAAATAAAAAGACCCCTTCAAAAAGAAGAGGTCTGTTAAAATTACTTGATATTATAAATATATTATAATAAAGATTCTAAATGCTTTAATGTTTCTATATTATCATCATCTTTCATATATGAAACTACTAAATCAATTCCGTCTTGCCCAAAAGGAACATTAAGCATTTTTGTCTTATTTGTTTTAGTACTAAACCATACTTCTTTATTACTTTTTCTAAAAGTTAATAATCCTTGATCAAAGAACTGCTGAACAGTACCTTGAATTTTTAATTCAGGATCATTAATTACATCTAAAAAATCTTCAGGATTATTTTTAGCATAAACTAAAACATCTCTTTTTAATTCTGAAGTAGAAACTTTACTTGAATCTTTGTTGAATAGAACTCTACAAACATTCTCTAGCTGTTCAATAGACAAAGACTTTGCTTCTAATAGTGCGTCAGCTTCAACCATTAAGTCTTCAACTTCACTTTCTGCATCTTTAGCTTTATCTACTTCAATAAACTTCTTTTGATTTAAAGGATGATAATGTAAAAATGCTTGAAGTATTTGATTTGACTTAGGAACGTGTAAAAAACCATCTTCAAAAATAACAGGAGATAATAAAGCATTACCATCTTGTTCATCTTCAAAAGGAGATTTTTGATTACTTGCGTATCTTAAAGCACGGTTTTCACCTGTGTCTTCATCAAAATACATTAAAGGGTATCTTTTGTTGTTTCTAGTAGGCAGCATAAAAGAAAGTGGTGCTGCATCTGATGTTAACTTATATTGTTTGTCAACAAATATTTTTTTTGTTTTTTTCATTATTATAAAATTAGATTAAAATTAAAATTTAAAAAAAAGGGAGGAATAAACCTCCCTTTAATTATATACTTCTTATGAATTAAATAAGAAGAAGTTGTTAGCACCTAAAGTACATACTGCTCTTTCAGATAAGAAGTTTACCTCCATTGCATCTAAATCAGATGTTTCTGCTCCACCTGCTGAACCTGTAATCCAAGTCTTGTAACGTCTGTCTTCAGTTTCTGAAGCTCTATATCTAACGTG